AATAGAATAGTGGAGTAAATAAGGGGGTTATGCCCCCTTATTTTTCTCAGATCTCATAATTTTCTTTTTCCAAGATGCTGGCAATGTCTTTTGTTTAGCGGTTAGCTTCTTCGCTGGACGGCCCTTCTTTGAACCGTAAGTTTCTACACCCATTGGCATTTAACAGTTCCACTTCCTTAATGCTTTGTTGATACGACTATTAGGGTTACGCGCTGTTTTCTTACTGGTCAACTTCTTCTTCATGCCCTTCATTCTAGCACAAAAACTTTTACGCCTAGCGGCAGCTTTCGGTGACTTCTTAGCTTGGCTCCTAGACACAGGTGGCTTGAGGTTCATGCCCTGACGTTTAGCTGACGCTCTTCCTTTAGCGTTTAAACCGCCAGATTTGCTCTTGCCAGCCTTCCTTTGCCACGCAGGGGTCTTAGCCATCACTCAACGCCCTCATCCTATCTACGAGCCTTCTAGCGCGATTAGGGACTTGTGTGTACCAACGGCTATCTACCATTTCGTCAGCGGCTTTATCCCAATCCTTTGCATCAACCCCAGATTTCATGCCCTTAAAAGCACTAAGGCGAGGTCTACCCATGTTAAACATCATGTTAGCAATGATATGCTGGCACTCTTCTGGAAGCTCATCAAAGTCTGGATAAAGAACCTTGCACTCATCAACAGTAACGGCAATGTCCAGAGCAAATAACTGACGCACTCGCTCTTGCTCAACAACTGTACCGACAGGCTGACCATGTTCTTCATCGTTTTCAGTAATCAAGTGACCCACGCCGCAAGTTGGCAGTGCTAAATGATCCAAATACACCTCGTATTTGCATCCTTCATCTTCTGCAATTTCCTCACGCAAACGATCCTTGTTCATTACTTCTTCCGCTTCTTAGCAGTCTTTGCAGATTGCTTAAAGTTTTTTGCTGTAGGCGCACCCTTGCTTCCAGGCTTACGCATTTTCTCACCAGAGCCAGCAGCAATGCGCTTTTTCTTGGCATGGATGTTGGCATATAAACCTTTTTTCATTTTGTTAATCCTTTTGCTTTTTCAAAACTACGCATCCCGCCTAATCCCAATAAACCTAATAATACAGTCATAAGGCTATCCATGTCAAAAGCAGGATAAGGCACAGGTTCTATTCCCATGTAGGCTGTCACTACATCCATAGTCGGGAACACTAAAAAGTGAGCAAACAAAGCTAGGCTACAGCACCAGCCAACGCTAGGCCGCCAGCCCGACACAAACAGGTTTCTTGACTTGGCCTCTTCAGCATTTATCGCCAACTGGCCTTTCGCTAGTTCCTGTGCGTGGTTGTCTGCCATTGTCGCTAGATCGTGGGCTAATTTGTTCTTCTGATCCTTGTCTTCTATGAACTTGTCCAGTAATCCTGTCACTGGCCCTATCAACGCTTGCAACATTTTGCCTTCTCCTATTTGCTAAAGCCTGTGCCTTAGTTGTGTGATTGTGCATACCCCACATCATCTTGTTAACATCCCACCCGCTAGTTTCCGACACTCATATCTTACTGGCTTATGTGATTTCATATAACGATTAATATCACCAGCCATCTCTAACGCTCTGGACTTACATCTAGCCTCAGTACTAAACCACTGCTGTCCTTCCAAGACCACACATTGATCCATGTTTGCTATAAAGCAAGCTGTCACCAAGGCTTGCCACATTACTTAGCCTCAAGCATTAGTTTTATTCTAGCTATTTCAATCTCTAATTTTTGCATCTTTTTAACTGTATCTTGTACAGATTTAGGCGGCTCAAAATCGTCTATCCAATTGTCGTTCTCTTCTACCTCGTGCATAGTCAACTCAAGATTGTATTCAAGGAAAGCAATACGTTCTACCAATCCAAAATAAACCCAGACAGATACGCCAGTAAAAGCAATCATGCTAATAAGATTGCGTAAAGGAATTGTAATTTCACTAGCCTCATTCAATCTTGTAGCTGCATTTTTCATTTGGTTTCCCCCTTATGCTCATGCCCCATCCAGATGCCAAACACACCTGTCATCACGCCCATAACTACAGATACAAATGCTGACTGACTTGCAGTTGGTACATCTAATTCCATAAACCATTCAGCGCAACGCCATGACATAACCGTGGACGCAAGCATCATACATCTAGGCAAGACTTTCCATTTAAGAAACTGCTCAACACTAATCATATAACAATCGCCTTTGCTACACTGACCATCAGAAAAACAAACAAGCCTACTGCTATAACAATAATAGTTCCAACAAGAACAGCTTGTTTCATCATCTCTTCAAACTCTCTATCCTTTTGTATTTTCTTGCGTCTGACTATAGCCTCTGCTTCCTTGGCCTCTTGGATGCGCTTGGCTCTCTCAGCTATAATGCCAGCCCAAGTGCCATGACCGAACCGCATATCAACCATAGTTGCTACTTCTTGTAGCTTCTCGGCAGCCAGCCTAGCATCAATCATTTCTTTAGCTACAGTGTCGACACCAAACTGATCGCCTAAACCAGTGCCAGACTTCTTGGCCCTAGCTTGCTGCACCTGTTTCTCACCAGCAAACAGATCATCTATCTGGCTAGCTATCTGTCCTATGTCTTGAGCAGTGCTAATATTATCTTTAATAAATTTTACGGATTGCTGGACTAACGCAATACCAGTTAGCACTTCAGCAACTACCATGTCAGCCTCGCATTACAACGCTCAAAAGCAACAAGATCGTAGCCCCCGCAGTGCCGATCATAATGTGTTCAATGCGTTTAATACGGAGAATAGTCTCTTTAAACCGTTCAGCGCACACCGCCTCATGTGTATCAACCTGAGATTTTACAGATAAAACAGTTGGCTTTGCCATTAGATTGCGTCAGGCCAGTCGTTAATCGGGGCATTGCCAGTTGGCTTGCCATCGCTGTCTACAGGCACATCATACAACGCCATAAACGCAGCAAGGTCACTGGCATTGGTAATAGCTGTGCCAATGCTATTGCTGGCGGTGCGAACAGCAGCCCTGTAAGTTGTAACGGTTGACGGCACAGAGTAAGACTCAACCTCTGTTGCTTTGATGACTTGCCAATCATAGGGTGCAAGCAACCCAGCCGCTTGAGTTTTGACTAGAGCTATGGCGTTAGACTTGAGGCCAAGTGTTTTACCCTGCTCTCCCGTCATTGGGTCGTTTACAGCGTTGCCGTCATCGTCAACCCACAATGTATCAGTGAGTGAACGAGGTATTAAACTACCATCAGCGTTTCTGCCCCAGTAAAACCTGTTATCGTGGGCAGCAACCTCATCTTCCCATGTAAGACCTATGGCAGCTTTTTCATCTGCGCTGTAGTTGTTCCAGACGGCAGGGTATTGTGTGCCGTTGTTATCAACCCACGCCTTGCCAACTCTGATTATTCTTCCGCTATATTTCCACGGCATTAGTTTCTCCTATCGTGCATTAGCAAATTTGAAGGGTGATTCTGCAAAGGCGAGGAATATGTAGGTGCCGCCTGATGCGTTTGTACTTCCATTTGTAGTAGCAGCAACCTTAAAGCCGTTAGATAAAAAATCTACAGTCTTAGCTGCGTTTGTTTCTTCTGCTGCCGTACTTTCTGGAAAAAGAACATCCTGTGCAGAATTGTAGCCTTCACGCTTGCTGTCCAACAAAAGCCAATTTGTGCTACCAGCTGAACTGCATTTTATCAGAACCCAAGCTGGCCTAAATCCGGTGAAAACAAACGGCGGATTACTGGTGCTGCCGTTGCCGGTGTAGGAACCGACCTTTGAGTAGCCCTCGACTGAGTGGAAACAGTAGGCTATTGCATTGTCATTGTTGGCAAGCGCACTTGTATTGTATTCAAAAACTGTAGACGTAGGGTTGGTGTCAAAAAATCCAGCAATTTCAGCACCAGTTGTAAATATTAATCGTTTAGTTGCTGGATTACTTAACCCAGTGTGGTAGATGTCCCAGTTGTAAGCTGTGGTTCGTGATTTTATAATCATCATTTCTGGCGCAGAACTTAATCCGTGTGCAACTAAGTTGTCTGCACTATTCGTAAACTGCCAACTTACAATACTAAACCCAGCCTCTGTATTGACCTGACCAGAACTATCTACATTGCCAACGCCTGTTGCTGAAGCATCGTTGCTGAACGCTGTGCCAGCCAGCCAGTTCCAAGCGACATAGGTATTGGAATTGGCGTTTGTACCTGTGTTTGTATCGGAACTTCCATAAGTTGAGTTAACTGTAAAACCATCTGAACCAAAGGCTGAAAACCCATCTCCAGCGTTTCCACTAACATTTTCCGTAGCTGTACTGTTAGTAAACAAATTTTTACCTGCACCTCGCACCGCATCATTTAAAAAATGGGACTGCGCTGCGCCTCTGTTTTTAATCCATGTCCACGAAGGCTGAAATCCGACTGCTGATATAGTTTGCCCACCACCAGCCTTTGTTGCCCCATCACCAGTATAAAGCACCGTATTGAAATTCTCACTGCCATCAGTAATAGCTACGTCTGGCAAGTTCTGTGAACAAAGAGAAAGGTATCCGCTTGGCGGTGCATAGGCAAAACTGCCGTGACCGTTGCCATCTGCATTAGAGTTAGCTGTGGATTTTGCACCAGAAAAAGAACTGTCTTGTCCAAAGTTAAATACTTGTGTGGATTGTGCGGTGTAAAGC